ACATAATTACCATAAACCAATCTATTTCCAATTATCTCTTGTGCTTTTGCAGTTAATGGTACATTGTCAAATAATCTAGTTACCTCGCTTGACTCTAAAGGTGTATATATTTTATTTGAGCTAAATGTAGGAATTTGGTATTTTGAATTATCGTCTATACCTAAATCAGCTTTATTGTAATTACCAACTATATATACATTTAATTTGTATGTGTCAAAATATAATACTTGTATTTCCTCTACGAATTCATTTCCAGTGTCAAAAGTAACGTCAACTTTATTATATTTATTTAACATTCCTTTGTTGTCTCCTGTATTATAATCATAAGCAAATCCACTTGCATGAAATGCTACAGAAGAAAATGGAGCTAATGAACTATATTGATTGTCTTTATACTTAAATCTATAAGAAAAATAAATAAACTTATCTTGAATATTGTTTGATGCGCTAACAGATGTATCAAAAGACAAATCAATCTTAGGTGAATATAAAGGTGGTTTAATAATAACGTCTATATCATCAATTATTCTAGAATCATCAGTAACATAACTTTTTGCTCTAGATATATTTATTCTTCTTGGTGGATTTAATCCATCAGTCCAATATAAAAATGGTCCTTCACCTTTAGATGCAGGAATGAAGTTTATACCAGTTACAGGATAGTTCTTATTAAAATTCAACTGACCTTGAGTACAAAGCAAAACAATGCTTGTAAATTGGAATATCTCACTGTACTCAAATATAGCGTCAAATGTATCACTAGTAACCAACCAATATATCAAGTTGTCAGCCTCATAAGTTACCGAGCCTATTGTTTTGGCATTTGACCCAACATATACTACATCTTCATCTTCTACTAATTGTTGAATATTTGTAACTAATGTATTGCCTAGTGAATTTGATACAGCTCCTATATTAGATCCAGATGTAGTATCAATAGTTACGTTTAATGCATCAATAAATTCACCATCAGGAACAAGTCTTTCGTCAAGATCCTTATTCATCTTACCTGCAATAAAAGTCTTATTTAATTCCATTATTTTATGATTTTATCTTTGCCTCTTAATGACATTAATAGTCTAGCTGGATGCAAGTTACTTAATCGTATTTTTGTATTTCGTAATGATGCCGTCTTGGCTTTTTGAACTCTGTTTACAATATACTCTTGCACTCCTGTTTTATTACTAAGAATAGCCCACTTCAAATAATTATAGATATACTCCTCAGCTAACTTGTTGATTGTGATAAGAGAATCATCACCATTCTCCATACCGTCAGATATATATTCCAAAACGACATAACCATCTTCAACACCAGTTGAAAAGTCAATTACGCCAGCAGCTTTATTAATAGTGAATTTAGGATTTCTGTTTGCTGTGTCAGTTTGTAAACCATAACGTCCGCCTATAGAATAACCAAAATACCAATCGCCATTGTAAGCCCATCCATAACCGCCATTATAAGGACCAGGACCAGTGTATAATTGTTTATCTAATCGCATCATATCAACTTTAGACGTGCCTGTAACAACCTCTCCATTTGAGTCAAAGATTATGTCAAGATTATTGTCTTGTAAATATGCTGTTGCTGATAGTATTGTTCTATTTTCAGTCAATTGGAATAATACACCTTGTCTTAATAATGATATTCTAACGTAGTTAACATAATCAGGTGGTAGTACCATTTTTAAACTATCATCTAAATGCAATTCAACTACCTTTATATTTCTTAATGCGTCATAGTTTAATTCTTGAATAGCTCTTTTTGCGTGAAATAATACAGTGTATCGCTCAACATTATTGACAAGTTTATCATTGCCAACATACATAAGCATAAAATTGTTAACTATATCAGCAAGGCTAACATATTGATATGAACCCCAATTCACATCTTCAGGTATTACACCATTGTTAGTATAATATTGATAGTTAGTAATGTATGCCATTTATTATTGTTTTTGTTGTATTTCTTGTAACTCTTCAGCTTTAGCTGCCGCCATAACTTCTTGTTCTCTTATTGACACACCAGCATATTGTAATATCTTAACAACTAAATCAGAGAAGTCACTTAATGGCATTTCAAAATCTTGATAATCTATAGCGGATGGATTAAATAATGGATCGCCACCAATAGATGTATATGTCCATTTCGGCTCTTTAGGATACCTTAAATAATGAACTTTAACATTTGATGTTATTGTATTAGGATAAACTGTAAAGTTAGCTCTTGCGGAAGATACTCCATCATTTAACGTATAAACAGGATAAGCAACAGATGGAGAAGTTAAGTTAGAATCTAATAAATAAAGTGCTTTTTGATGACTCACTTTCTCTATTTCTTTGTTATTCAATACTAATTTCTGAATAAAATAACTATCTGTAGGTGCTACAAAATTTGGAGCAGTATAAGTAAGTGAACCAACCTTGTAAAAGGTATCTAATACTTCAGCAAGTTTTTTAGGCACATCAGCATATCCTTCTCCATGCGCTCTTTGATTTTGCTTGATAATCGCATTGCTATATAGATAGATATATCTTTCAAATACTTCAAGTTGAGCTTGTTTAGCATAAAGATTAAACTCAAATGGAGTTACATATCCTCGATTGTCTTTTGCTAATATGGACAGAACTGTATTTCTAACTTCGTTTATCATACTTACAAAGATAAATAAAAAAAGGCACTTACAATAAGTGCCTCTTCCTTTCTAGTTTGATAGCTTATTAATTCAAAGCTACACTTGCAATAGTAATACCAGTAGGTAATACAGGAACAATAAATGAATCAGGATTGCTTGATGCTCTATTAGCTAATTCAATAGCATCATAAATAGCATTTCTAAATGCAGCTTGCTCAGCAGCTGTTGCAGTTGCAGATGATGTTATACGAACAATATCACTTGCAGCAGTTGCTCCTCCAGCTCCATACAAAACATCTACTAATGTAGGATTAGCTAATGTAGTAGCAACAAACTGAATGCTAGAAGCATTAAGAATCGTAACATTAGACCCAGCGGTTAATTTTAAGAATTTTTCCATTTTTTAAAACGTTTTAAAAGTTAATAACGATGCAAATATACTAATTATTTGACAATTTATCTTCTAGGAATTGATATAGCTCAATACCCTCATCTGAATGTAAATAGGACGCTAAAACAGATGTTGCGTTGTCGCCAAATGGTATAGTTAATAGTTTCTTTTTATTTTCTTTTAGATTGAAATACAAATCCTTACCATGATTCTTTAAAACCAAATAACCATCTGATATAGCTCTAGCTGCTATGTTGTTTATTTTTAATGATGGATCATCTACGGCATCTAAAAAATCTTCAGGGTATCTTTTTGCGTAAATCATCATATCTCTTTTAATTTCAGAGCTACTCATTTTATCAACTCGGCCACCAAGTAATATCCTAGCGACAGCCTCTAATGTATTAAAGTCATTTGCAGCCAAATCTCTAGCGGCCAACTGTGCATCAAGCTCTGAATACATTGATTTAACATCTTCTTCAGCATCTCTTTCATTGTCGAATTCAATAAATTCACTTCCATTACCAGGATGATAATGTAAAAATTGTTGTAAAACTGGGTTTGTTTTTGGAACTATCAAAACACCATCTTCAAATACAATTGGTTCAACAATAACATTTTGATCTTGCTCTTCCTGAAAAGGTGTATTTGAATTTCGCGCGTAACGAAGTGGGTGGTTTGAATTTGTCTCACTAGAATAATACAGTAAACGTTGTCTAGGAGTATCCTTTGAAGCTATATAATAAGACAAAGGTGATTGATTGTTTTTCAGAATATAAGTTCTGTCCTTTGGTTCGAGAGCAACTCTCTTAATTGATAATTTTTCCATTTTATATAATTTAAATTTTTAAAAAATAGACAGAGTATCATTAGTGATACTCTGTCTTTATTTATTCTTATCCTTTGAAGATAAAGAAGTTGTTTGCACCAAGTGTACAAAGAGCTCTTTCAGACAAGAAGTTAACCTCCATTGCATCAAGATCGCTAGTTGCAGCACCACCAGCAGAACCAGTCATCCAAGTTTTGTAACGTCTGTTTTCAGCTTCAGAAGCTCGGTAACGAACGTGTAAGAATGGACGTTTTGCGTTTTTACCAAGAACTTGGTCGTAAACTGTAGTTGTACCAGCAGGAACTAAAACTCCGTTTACAGCTCCACCAACTAGACCACCACGAAGAGTAGCATCGTTAAGGTATTTCCAGTCAGTTTTGTAGAACTCATAACCTCTACGGAATCCTGTGAATCCAAGATTCAAAGCCATTTGCTCGCTGTTATCGAATAATCCGTAAGATGTACCACCAACTCCGTAAGAGTTTTGAGCAGCTAACATATCATCAATATCAAAAGAGAACTGACGATTCAAAAACAATGCGTTTTCAGCGATAGCTCCTTGCTTGTCAAGGCGTTGTACGATAGTATCGAAGTCAGACAAAGCAGATGGATTACCACCAGCCCATACATTTCCTCTTGATTCGACAGAAGCAAATAAACCTTGTGTACCTTTGTTGCCTAAATCACCAGTTGCAGCAATAGCACCAGAACCAGCTTCAGCAACAACACCTTCTACCATTGCCATTTCAAGATAATCTTCAAATCTCAAACGAGTTTCATGCTCTGATTTCAAATACCACAAATAACCAGTAGCACCATTTTCAGTAGATACTTCAACCCATCCGATTTGAGCCATATCAGATCCTGATACAACATACTTATCTTTGATGATAATAGG